GTAGCAACACCTATAAGTTTAAAGTCCTCAATACAAGTGGTAATACAGATATCATCGGTACATTAACCGTTGGTGATGCTACACAGATTAACGATACATTCGGAACATCTGGTGTTAATACATTTACTAACAACACAGAGCAAACTCTAACAGGGTCATACGCTGCTGATGGTTCTGCAAGATTCTCTGGTGGTATTGGTTTAGCTAAGAACTTAGCAGTTGGTGGCGGGGCACGAGTCTACGGCAATACAGAATTAACAGGTACATTAGATCTTAATAATAATGCTGACATTTCTGGCACATTAACTGTTAATGATCAGACAATAGTTAAAGCAGATAACAAGTTCTTTAAAGTACAGAATGCTTCAGCTGTTGATAAATTTACAGTTGATACTGACAATGGTAATATCGTATCTGCAGGAGAACTTCAGGTTGCTGGTGATACGGCATTACAATCTGATCTTGTAGTCACAGGTAATCTTACAGTCAATGGAACAACAACTACAGTCAACAGTACGGTCACAACTTACGATGACCCTATTGTTACTTTGGGTGGTGACACAGCACCATCTTCTAACGATGCTAAGGATAGGGGTATTGAGTTCCGTTACTACGACGGCTCTGCTAAAATCGGCTTCTTTGGTTTCGATAGATCATCGCAACAATTCGCATTCCTAACAAGTGCAACTAATAGTTCTGAAGTTCTATCAGGTACTGATGGTGCTTTAAGAGTTGGATCACTTAATGTAACTGGTGCTGGTACATCAGTTGATATAGACAATAATTTAAACGTAGATGGTACAGCAACAGTTGATGGACAAATAATTTCTCAACTTGCTCAAGGTACTGCTCCATTTGTAGTTGCATCTACAACTAAGGTTTCAAACCTTAACGCAGACTTACTGGATGGTATGACAACTGCTACTGCTAATACAGTATCTACAGTTGTTAATAGAGATGGATCTGGTAATTTTGCTGCAGGAACAATTACTGCTGCTCTAACAGGTAATGCATCTACAGCAACTACACTTGAGACTGCAAGGAATATCGCAGTTGCTGGTGTTGTTTCTGGTACTGTATCCTTTAACGGATCTGCTGATGTGAGCATTACTACAACATTCGTTGATGCAGACATAACTGCTTTGGCAGCGATGAGTGGCACAGGATACGTTGTAAGAACTGCTGCAAATACATACGCACAAAGAACACTTGCTGTTACAGCATCTTCTGGTATTACACTTACCAATGCTGATGGTGTATCAGGTAACACAACTATTAACGTTGCTTCTGCAAGCACAAACGCTGCTAACAACTTAGTCTTACGTGATGGATCTGGAGACTTTGCTGCTAATGAGATTACTTCAGATTTAGTTGGTAACCTTACAGGTGCTACTTCTACTGCTAAGGATCTTAATCCTGCTTCAGATAGTTCATATGATCTTGGTACTAATACAGTTCGTTGGCAGAAGCTCTACGCAGATGCTGCAGACATCACTGCTATTACAGGAACTCTAACTGGTAATGTAACTGGTAATATAACAGGTAATGTTGCTGGAGATCTAACAGGTAATATTGTTGGAACTACATCAACTGCTAAGAACTTAAATCCTGCTGCTGATAGTACATATGATCTTGGTACTACTTCAGTCAGATGGCAAAATATTTACGGTGATGCTGCAAATATTACAGCGATTACTGGTACCTTGACTGGTGATGTAACTGGTGATCTTACAGGTAACGCTGATTCTGCAACTCTTGCTGCTACAGTAACCGTTGCTGATGAGTCAACAGACACCTCATGTAATGTTCTATTCACAACTGCAGCGACTGGTTCTCTTGCAGTTAAGAGTGGTACAAACTTAACATTCAATTCAAATACTGGAATCCTTACTGCTACTGGATTCGCTGGTCCTATCACTGGTGCTGTAACTGGTAACGTAACTGGAACAGTTTCAAGTATTGCAAACCATGATACTGATGCATTATCTGAAGGATCAACTAACCTTTACTTCACTAACGAGCGTGTAGATGACAGACTTAATGCTGTTATCATTGCTGGTACTGGTGTTACTAAGGTATATGATGACGCTGCTAATACATACACACTATCTGTTACTCAGGCAGACGTTAACTCTGATAACATAACTGAGGGATCAACAAATCTCTTTACTACTGCTGCCAGAACAAGGACACACTTTACATACGGCACAGGTATCACACATAGTAGTGGTACTCTATCTGTAACACAGGCAGATATTAATACTGATAATATTACTGAAGGATCAAGTAAATTATTCTTTACAGATGCAAGAGCAGACGCACGTATTGCTGCTGCTGATACTGGAGATCTATCAGAAGGATCTAACCTTTACTATACAGATGCAAGAGCGAATGCAAGAGTCGCTGCTGCAACGGGTGCTAACTTAGATCTATCCAGTAAGTCTACAACTAACCTTTCTGAAGGAACTAATCAATATTATACAGAAGCAAGAGTTCAAGCAAAACTTGATAATGCATACGCACAACTTAGTGCTATGTTGAATAACCTTGCTACTGCAACAACATTAACACTTAACTTATCTGGAGATCCTACTCCTGGATCTGTTGTAACACTTGGATCTATTTCAGCTGGTGGAGTTGGTGGATTCACAGGAGCAACAAACGTTGCTACAACAGGTGGAACTGGATCTGGATTAACTGTTGATACTACAGTAAATGCTGATGGAATTATAACTGGTCTTGCATTAAATGCTGCTGGTACTGGATACTTAATTGGTGATACTTTAACAATTGCTAACCCTAATCTTGGTGGTGTTGATACTCTTAACTTGGGTACTCTATCAGGTGGTGTTGGAGGATTCTCTGCTGCTACTGGAGTTGCAACAAGTTCATCTGGATCAGGAACTGGATTAACTCTTAACACTACTGTTGATGGAAATGGAGCAATCACTAACGTTGCTATAAACGCTGCAGGATCTGGATATGCTATTGGTGAGACAATCACTATTGCGAATAGTAATGCAGGTGGTGCATCGACTGTTGACACCCTTGTAGGTGGTACAGGATATGCCAACGGAACTGCAATCGCTACTACAGGTGGTGGAGGTTCAGGATTAACACTTAACCTCACAACATCTAATGGTGTTGTAACTGGTGCTGCTATAAATGCTGCAGGATCAGGATACGCAGTAGATGACACAATCACTATTGTGAACGCTAATGCATCTGGTGCTAAGACACTTGGATCTATTTCTCAAGGTGGTACTGGTTATGCTGCTGGATCTGGAATTGCAACAACTTCTGCTGGTTCAGGAACTGGATTGACAGTAGATGTTACTGTAAGTTCTGGTGTTGTATCTGGAGTTACTATTAATGATGATGGATCTGGTTATGCTGCTGATGAAGTAATCACAATTACTAACGCAAATGCTACTGGTGCCAAGACTCTTGGTTCTATCGCTACTGCTGGTACTGGATACTCTGCTGGATCTGCTATTGCAACTACATCATCTGGATCTGGAACTGGTGGAACTGTTGATATAACAGTTGGTGCTAACGGTGCTGTTACTGGAGTTACAATTAATGATGATGGTTCTGGATATGCAGCATCTGAAGTCTTGACTATCACTAACGCTAATGCCTCTGGTATTAACACTGTAGGTAACATTGGTGCTGCTGACGCATCAAGAAGTTCTGGTACATATAATATTGCTGCTACTGACTATGCTTCTCAAGCATCTGGTCAGAATGCAACCTTTACTATTGTAGTTAATGGTTCTGGTGCTGCTACAGTTACCGTTGTTAATGATGGTGATACTTGGATTGCTAATGAAACAGTTACTGTTGCTGACGCACAACTTGGTGGAGGTGGTGGTGCTGCTCTTACCTTTGATGTTACAGCAATTCATGGTAATAGTGCCACAATTCCTGTATCTGCTATTCACGGTAGCACTGCATCCTTCCCTGTATCTGCTATACATGGTAATGGTGCAACGGTTGATATTGCTACTATCTTTGCTAACGCAACGATTAATACTTCTACCGTATTCACTAATGCTACGTTCGCTCTATCTGATATCACAACGATGGAAGTTGGTGCAACTGTAACAGGTGGAACCTCTGGTACAACTGGAGTTATTACTGCTCTTGGTGCTACTTCAGTCACCGTTGATAATGTTGATGGATTCTTCAAGGTCGGAGAAACCGTTGGTGCTAATGATGTAACTAACTTGACTATTTCCTCATTCGCTTAAAATAAATGTCCACAACTAGACCTGCAACTAAAACAGAGTTAAAAGACTATGCTCTTCGTAGATTAGGGTATCCTACGGTAGATATTAATGTGGCGACTGAGCAACTTGATGACTTGGTAGAAGAAGCAATTGATTACTACCAAGAGTATCATTATAATGGAAGTTATCGTGCATGGATGAAGGTTGAGGTTACTGATGCAATTAAAACTGCAGCTCAATCAGAAACTCAGCAAGGATCAACTACATGGTATGGTGTTAATAATTATATTTCAACACCACCAGGACTCTTAGGTGTCAATCATGTATACACAAGTATTGGTGCTTCAAGTATAGTCCCAGGTAACATATTCAATATTAAATACCAAATCTTTTTGAATGACATCTATGCGATGACGCATGGACAAATATTACATTACTTCTTAACATCTCAATATCTGGAAACATTAGACTGGGTTACAAACTCTCAACAAAATCGTAGGATAGGGTGGAATGAACACTCAGGTAGATTAAGTATGGACATGGATTGGAATGAACTCCAAGCAGGTGATCATATTATGGTTGACTGTACCATGCGTCAGGATCCTACTACATACACTAGTATGTTTAATGACAATTGGCTAAAAGATTACGTTGAAGCATTGTTTCAACAGCAATGGGGACGTAACCTAAGTAAGTATGATGGCATTCAAATGTTGGGTGGAGTAACACTCAATGGTCGTCAGATTCTTGAAGATGGCAGTCAGTACAAGTTAGATCTTGAAAAAGAACTACGTGATCGTTATGAATTACCACCGTTAGACTTGATTGGATAAACTATGGCAATTTCTAACTCGCCAGCACAGGACTATGTTCAGTCAGATTATACAAATTCTGCACGTTTAAACATTAATGGTTCTGCTCAGGAACAAAAATTTATAGAAAACCTTATCGTTGAAAGCATTGAAATTTATGGCCAAGACATATATTATGTACCGAGGACTATCGTCAATCGTGACACAGTTTTCGGAGAAGATTCGGATGGCAAATTTGAATCGGCAAAACCAATCCGAGCATATGTCAATAATGTCGAAGGATGGGAAGGCCAAGGCGAGTTACTTAGCAAATTCGGAGTACGTATCGAAGATAAAACGACGTTTATATTCTCCCGTGAAAAGTTTAAAGAAAAGGTTGACGACTCTACAGTCCTTAATGTCGAAGGAAGACCAAACGAGGGGGATCTAATATGGTTCCCAATAACAAGACATTTGTTTGAAATACAATTCGTAGAAGTAGAACGTCCTTTCTACCAGTTAGGTAAAGGGTATGTTTGGGAATGTCAATGTGAACTCTTCGAGTACAGTGACGAGGAGATTGACACTGGTATTGCTGCTCTTGATGCTATTGAGACTGCCTTTGCTAATGCAATTACAGTCGGTCTCGTAGCAGGTGGTAGTGGAGACTTTACTGTTGGTGAGACAGTAACTGGTGGTAGTTCTAATGTAACTGCTGAGGTTAAGTCTTGGGATAGTGCTACCAGAACACTTATTGTTCTTAATCGTTCTGGTACTTTCACTATACCAGAAACTATTACAGGTGGTACTTCAAGTGCTTCTTGGACAACTGCTACATATAATACGATAGATAATAAAAATAGTGAATACGATGAGAGTTATCAGTTTGAACAGGCTGACAATGACATCATTGACTTTACTGAAGCCAACCCATTTGGAAGTGTTGGCAGTTCAACTGACGTATCAATCTAATGCTTGGAACTTATAGTTATAACGAAATATTTCGCAAGACCATTGTTGCCTTTGGTACTCTATTCAATAACATAGAGATCAGACGACAAGATGAGGTTATGAAGGTTCCTTTAGCCTATGGACCTCAACAGAAATTCTTAGCACGGTTAGATCAAAATCCTGATCCTACTAATAAAAGAGTTCAGATAACACTACCAAGATTATCATTTGAGATTAATGGAGTTAGTTACGACCCTCAAAGGAAAGTATCTCCTACACAAAAAATAAAATTTAAAAAGGATACGGATGAGAACAAGAACGTCTTTATGCCTGTGCCTTACAATATTGGATTTGAATTGGCAATTATATCAAAGAATCAGGATGACGGATTACAAATCATTGAACAAATTCTTCCTTTCTTTCAACCTCATTATAATCTCGCAGTTAAACTCTTAACAACTGTAGGAGAAATAAAAGATGTTCCTGTAGTTTTAAACAATATAAACTATCAAGATGATTATGAAGGAGACTTCACATCCCGTAGAGCAATAATTTATACCTTATCATTTACTGCCAAGACTTACCTATACGGTCCTGTTACAGACAGCAAGGTTATCAGAAAGGCAATTACAGATTACTATACAGATACTAATACAACAAGAGCACCAAGACAGAAGCGTTATACAGTAGTACCAGAATCACAGATTGATAGAGATGGTGTTGGAGTAACTTCAGTCACTAATGCTATAACTGCTACAGATGGTATTATCACTCTTGCAAGTGTATCCTCATTCTCTCAAGGAGATGAACTTCAGATTGGTACTGAGGTTATGCATGTCAATAGAGTAGTTGGTAGTACTCTTCATGTTAGTCGTGGATGGTATGGTAGTACAGCAGCAGCACATGCTGCCAGTGCACCAGTTCTTAAGATAGATAGTGCAGATCATGATCTTGTAGATTCTGATGATGACTTTGGATTTGGTGAAATGACCTCAGACTTTGAGGACATGAAGAAACGTGATCCTGTTAGTGGTGCTGATGTGGCAATTTAATTATGGCAGACTTATTTGGTGGATTAGATAAAGCATTTGGTGATGAACCATCTGAATTACAAAAGCACGTAGAGAGTGTTAAAACTGAAATTAAAAAGAGCGAAAGTCCTGATGTGCAACAGGATTATGAGACTTCTCGTGCTCAACTACATAGCTTGGTAATGAAAGGACAGGAGGCAGTAGATGGAATACTTGATGTGGCACGAGCAAGTGATCATCCAAGAGCTTATGAAGTTGCTGGTCAACTCATCAAACACGTGGCAGATACGACAGACAAGTTGATTGATCTGCAAACAAAGATGAAAGAATTAGATAAGGAAGATAAGAAAGGACCAACCAGTGTCACTAATGCAATGTTCGTTGGAAGTACAAGTGACTTACAGAAGATGTTAAAAAATATAAATAAACCAGAAGAAACTACATAGACACGACAATGACAGTTCTGAACGTATTAAGTACGAACTCTGTGGCCGCAGGTGCATCTGAATATCAGGTTGTACAAACAGGTTTTTATAGAGTAGGTTCCACCGTAGGTGCTGCTACCGTTTCCTTTAATGGAGGTCCAGCAATAACATTAGTTCAAAATGAATTTATACTTGTGAGAGGTGGTAAACCAGGTCAAGCAAAAGTTATAAAAGCAGTTGATGATTCTACTGCTGATTATTATGTTGGTGAACATATCCAAGATACTTCTACCAACCATCCATTTTCAGTAGGTGATTATATTGCAGTTGTAGATGATAGCACATCTCCGACAATTGATAGTAACTTCTTATCTGCAGGAACTGCTGGTAAAAAGATTACTGCTACTAACTTTACTAATATGCTCAGTACAGATATAGATTCATCTAGTGCAAGTGCAGACTATACTTGGTCATCAGGTAGAAAAGCACTAATACAACGCTGTGTTAAGATAACTGTTGCAACAAGTGCGGTTATCGTAGAGGAAGTTCAAGTGGTAGGAGGCTAACATGCCTCTGGTTAACCAAAAGGCAGAGAAGATAGTCAAAGGTATGAAACGTCGTACCAAAGACTTCAAATCACGATATGGAAATGATGCGAAGAAAGTAATGTATGCTACTGCCAATAAGTTAGCACAAAAAGAAAATCTAAAAGTTATGTATTATAAAGACTTTATTGCTCTCGTTGAAGGCAACCCAACTACAAGAATGTTAACTAAGTCGAAGACAAAAACGACTGGTAATATATCTGCAGACCGTGGTAGCTCTGAAAAAGATAATAGGAAGAAGCGTAAAGGTCTTGAAAAAGATTTAAAGAAAAAGGGGATTGGATATAAGAAGGGTGTAGGCGAATACAAATATACATCCGATGGTGGAAAAGAAGGGACTGGAAGAGAAGTTTCGTACCAAACAAGTAAACCAGATAAGATGAGCAAGAGAAGGTTTGGTAAGACTATGAGACGACTCGGACGGAAACATGGACAGGAGTCAGTTATCACCAAAGATAAGGACAAACCTGCAAGATTACATGACACTCAATCCAAGAAACCAGGCAAATCAGTAAATTTAGGTAAATCCAAACCAGGAAAACACAAGGAGGGAGACGGAGAAACCTCTGGAACAAAGATCAGGTCAGGAAAATTACCTAAGAAGACTTCTAAACCAGCGTATCATTATAAGTAAACACTTATTGGTACAATTAAATGACTGATTCTGAAAAGAAGTACAGGGAAGAGCTGGATCGTTATAGGCAGCTCTTAAACCGTCAGGCTAAGCAACAAGAAGAGAAAGGGTTGAAACCATATAGTCACCCAGACCACTACGATAAATTGTGTTCAAAAGAGGATAATAGTAGTTAATTATACTTACGTGCTATAATAAATATTAGCACATATGGGATTGAAAGATCATGCCCCTGTCACACTATACCGTTGGGTATCACGATGGTGAACAGCACCATCACGAAATATGCGAGTACGCTACAGACTCGTACGAAGCAATAGAACACAGTAAAGAGGATGTCCCTTTCTTAAAGGAGCATCCTCATTTTATTGATAGGTGTACCAACGAAACAGGTCTCGATTACATTTTAGGATTATGAAACACGAAATCATGTGGTGGATGAGCAGACTTACTGTCATGCTCACCTCACTCTTTCTATCAATGACGTTAGCAGCAAAGGCATATGCTACTGAGATACAGATGGGTTACGATGGTAACCTAGTGTTTGAACCAAGTGAAGTTACTGTCTCTGCTGGTGACTCAGTTACATTTGTGAATAATGCCTTACCTCCACACAATATTATGGTTGATGGTAGACCAGATCTATCAAGAGAATCATTGATGTTTAGTCCTGGCGAAACACAAGAGATTGTTTTTGCTGATGCAGGGAACTTTGAGTTCTTCTGTGCTCCTCATGCTGGTGCTGGAATGAAGGGGGTGATTCACGTTGAGTGATGTTGTCTGGTCAATAAATATTATGCTGGCTTTACTTTTGGTAGGGGTTGGTGTTACAATATACTGGATATTCAAATACGATGATTGGAATCCTAACCCCATTATTAATGATGACCCCGAATCAAGCGATTCAGGATATGAGGAATTGGCAGTCGGAGCAGAATCGTACTCCCATTGAAGAATCTATAAATAGATCACTTACGGAGTACGAACTAGATGGGAGCGATGACACCACCGAGTCGGAAGAGTTGTTACAACTTCCGAGTGACGAAGATAAACAAGGTACTGGACGGAGACACGATAGATGTCACCATAGATCTTGGATTCGATTTATACAAGAAAGAACGGGTAAGAATTGCGGGTGTGGACACTCCAGAGAAGAGGACAAGGGACTTGGAGGAGAAAGCCCTTGGGATAGACGCTACGAACTGGATGAAGGAAAAACTTACAGAAACGATCAAGGGTGATGAAGAACTCCTTATTAGAACTGAACTTAAGGGTGGCGTTGGGAAGTATGGTAGGCTTCTTGGTTGGCTCTACATTGGCGATGCTGATATTTCATTAAATGAACAGATGATCACCGAAGGGTATGCTTGGGCATACGATGGTGGAACTAAGCAGAAAAATTTTGAGGATCTACGAGAGATTCGTAGATCTTTTGGAACATTGAATGAGGGATAGTAAAGATAGGGTTATAGATCTCATAAGGATTGTGATCTTATTCCAGTTAGGAATAGTAGGAGCAACTATATTTGGTTGCTTTATGCCTGGTAAGGTATGTGACTCTGATGTGAAGCAACACATTGCTAACATGATGACTGTTATAACTACTTCTACATTTGCATTATACGCTGCTGAAAAATGAATTTATTAAACACATTTGCTGCTGCATCATTAGATCTTAATGAAGCATGGAACCTATCATGGGGTGAAGGTATTCAATTTATACTGGTACTTGCCTTTGTATATTGGTTAAAGGTTAAGATAGATACAAGAGCAGGTCTTGGTAAAAAGAAATTAAGACAATTAAAGACTGTAATTAAAGAAGCAATAGAAGAAACTAAGTCATGAGTGCAGCACAAGAAGTATACTTAGGTAATCCTAATCTTAAAAAGGCAAACGTTGCTCAGAACTTCACTAAGAAGCAAGTTGCTGAGTTTTTAAAGTGCGCTGAGGATCCTGTATACTTCATACAGAAGTATGTAAGAATTGTATCTCTTGATGAAGGTGTCATACCATTTAGAATGTATGACTTTCAAGAGAAGATGGTTGAAAAATTTCATGACTATAGATTTAACATAGCAAAACTACCACGGCAGTCTGGTAAGTCTACTATTGTTACCTCTTATTTGCTTTGGTATGTTTTATTCAATGCTAATGTGAACGTAGCAATTCTTGCTAACAAGGCTGCTACTGCAAGAGAGATGTTACAAAGATTGCAATTAAGTTATGAAAACCTCCCTAAATGGCTCCAACAAGGAATCCTCGGATGGAACAAAGGATCTTTGGAATTGGAGAATGGAAGTAAAATCTTGGCTGCTTCTACTTCTGCATCTGCTGTTAGGGGTATGTCGTTTAATATCATATTTTTGGACGAGTTCGCTTTCGTTCCGAATCATATTGCTGAACAGTTCTTTAGTTCTGTCTATCCTACTGTATCTTCTGGTAAGAAAACTAAAGTTATTATCATATCTACACCTCACGGTATGAACATGTTCTATAAACTCTGGCATGATGCTGAGTTAAAGAAGAATGAATATGTAACTACTGATGTACATTGGTCTCAAGTTCCTGGTAGAGATGATGCATGGAAAGAACAAACCATTGCTAACACATCAGAGGCACAGTTTAAAGTTGAGTTTGAATGTGAATTCTTAGGATCTGTTGATACTTTAATATCAGCAAGTAAGTTAAGGGTCATGCCATATGAAGATCCATTAAGACAGAATAGAGGTCTTGCAGTATATGAAGATGTTAAAGAAGAGCATAATTATATTGTGACGGTTGATGTATCTCGTGGTATTGGTGGAGATGCATCTGCTTTTACTGTGATGGATACTACAGAGATACCATATAAACTGGTAGCAAGATATAAAAACAATGAAATTAAACCTATTATATTTCCTAATATCATAGTAGATGTTGCTAAGAATTATAATAATGCATATATTTTATGTGAAGTAAATGATATAGGAGGTCAGGTTGCAGATATAATTCAATTTGATTTGGAGTATGAAAACCTATTGATGGCTG